CCGAAGCACAAGCCGCTGAAGTCGCACGACTTAACACCGAAGCACGGCAAAAAGAACAAGCCCTGACCACCGCAGTTAACACGACAGCCACCGCATTGAGGACTGAAAATGAAAAGACAAACAAAGCAATACTTGACCGCAACCGCGCTATTGATGATGGCACTTACAGGATGCGCCTCAAAACGACCTGCCCCGTACCAGCCGCCACAGATACCGCCATTGCCAGCGGAGATAACTCAGGAGAAGCACGAACCGAGCTTGACGCAGAAACTGGAAAAACTCTTTTCGCAATAGCCGAGGAAGGCGACCGCGCTATTCGCAAATTAAACGCTTGCATTGACCTGTACAACAACGCGATGGAATCGCAGAAAGGGAAACCATGAGAACGAACTTTGAGGACGCTTTAGAGGCTTTATTGAAGCATGAAGGGGGTTACGTCAACCATCCAGCCGACCCGGGCGGCATGACCAATCTAGGCGTTACCAAGCGTGTTTGGGAAGAATGGAAAGGACAAGCTGTTGATGAAGCAGAAATGCGAGCATTGACACCAGAAAAAGTTGCCCCGCTTTACAAAGCTAAGTATTGGGACATGGTGCATGGAGACAGGCTACCAAGCGGCGTTGATATGTGCGTCTTTGATTGTGCGGTTAACAGCGGCGTTAAGCGGGCTTCCAAGCTGTTGCAACGCGCCATAGGCGTGGACGATGACGGCGTGATTGGTCGCAATACTCTTGCGGCTTTGGAAAATTTACCGCCCGAAGATATTATTGACCGTTTTTGTGCCGAGCGATTGTCTTTCCTAGAAGCGTTGCCGACATTTGCAACCTTTGGAAAAGGCTGGTCTCGCCGTGTGGCTGGCGTAAAGACTGAATCGCTGAATCTTGCATGATGGCAATGGCATTGGCTACCAAACAAAGTACGCCAATGCTTATTGCGCCTCCAAGGAACAGCACAAAAATCAGAACTAACAAATCAATTGTTTGCATGGTCATGGTTGGTTGGTTTTTGTAGCCAAACAATTCCGCACTTCGTACAGCGATAGGCGATGCCTTGACGCACGACAGTTCTTTTGTCGCCGTGAAGCCCAACCATCTTGCCGTTAAAAGTGCGGATTTGTTCAATCATTTGTTGCCTGATAAAGCCTTTGCATAAGTGAACACTTGCGCTTTGTAGTTAATGTCCTTTTTGGCTTGGGCTTTTTTTGCCCATTCTTGGCCTTGCAATCTGCGCCGCAATTCATCATCGCGCACCCAAATGCTTGGCGTTCCATCGTTCCATTCAAATGCTGATTTAACTTGGCTCATGTGTTTTTATCCAAAATAATTTCTTGTAATTTTTCAATTGATTCGCAAAGATTGTGATGCAAATAATCGGGCAGTTCACACTTTGCAGAAAACGACCACGATTCCAATGCCGACAAAAGTTTAATAATTTTGAGTGCTTCTTCTTTTGTCATTTCAATCCCCTGATGTAAATCGCAAAGCTATGCAATGTGTCTTTGCCAAACCCTTCCATCTTCAGGATGGCATCGGCAACTTCATCAATAACTTTGTCTCGATAAGGATTTAATTGCATTGATGATTGCATTGCACGTTTGCGCCACAGGCTTTGCAATTCCAATTCATTTGACGTTCCAATTTCTTTTGTCATAACAAATCCTTTTTAACGTAAAAAGCCATCTCGTCTTGGCTTGACTGCATCGCGGAATGAAAACAGCTTGGCGTGTTGTGGGTTAACCAAAGCAAACAAACGCCCGATGTAAGGGATGATGTTGTTGTTGATTTTCCAGCCGCTGTCGGAATTCTCTGCCAAGTTGGAATGATGGCGCAACACTTCAATGATGACCCGCGCCGAGTAATGTTTAAAGCCAGCGTTAATCACGCGATACGCTTCTTGTTCAAACGCCATCCAAATGTGGTGATTCTCTGGTATCCAGCACAGGAATTCATCGCTAAACAATTCTTTATTTTCAAACACAATATCTTCAATCATTTTTAATCCTTTTTGATTTGGCGACTTACAGGCAAGCCACGCGCCGTTTTCAATAACAGTTTGTCGTGCAGTTGCTTCCATAGCAACAAGTCGTACAAGTCACATATTTGCCGTTAATGTAGTAGCTGTGCGTTGAGCAAGCCGCCCACGCACTTGCGCTGGCAAACACAATGTAAAGAGCAATCAGTTTTTTCATGTTAAGTCCTTTCAAAATGGAATATCGTCATCGGGCATATCGCGGTTGCGATTCGGTCTAGGTTCAGCCTTCGGCTTTTCTTTGTCGTATGGTTCATTGATATACGCATAGCCATTCCATTCAAGCGGAACTAAATCCAGCTTTAGCATTGGGCCATGCTTGCTGTCAATGATTGCACCAATTTTTTGGTATTTCTTTTTTGTCTCGCCTTGTGCGTTGACGTATTCGCCAAGCACGGCGGTAACTTCTTTGTGTGCCATTATTTATTTTCCTTTGCTAATTCAGCTTGCTTCTTAATTGCACTGCGGACTTTGCTTTCCAGCTTTGACCACAGTGCCACTTTTTCATCGCCATCAGTGATGCCGATGTAATTCTCATACGCGCCGTGAACATCGTCAGCGGCAAAGCGTTCACCGATTGCGTCAATCACGTCTTGCAATACAGCTTGGCGATTGGGCGGTATTGATTCCCAAGACCCTTGCGTGGGCGATATACGCGACACAGGCTTGCTTGCCGCATTGCCATCATCATCTTCTGGCGCAAGCCCAGTGGCGGCTAACAGGCTGTAACGGCGAGCATAAGTCGCGCAACTGCCTATGCCTTGTGCATCCAGCTTAACTGCTGGCACAAACAATCTGCCGCCGCTTAACTGTTCGCCTGATTCATGGATGAACAACGTTTCCACAATTACGCCTTTATCGCATTCATGGAACTGTTGCATCAGGGCTATGCCGTTGTCATTGAGTGCATCTACGACAGCTTCTACACAAGCGGCTAAGTCAGCATACTTACTGCGGAAGTGCGGGTTAGTACTTGACTTGAGTGCTTTGCCAAATGCTTTTTGCGCTTTGACTAGCGCGGCTGAAACTTTTTGCATTTTAAATATCCTTTTCCATTAGTTGTTGTTGCAAAGTTAAGATTTCTTCTTCATCATTTTTTTGAAATTGTTTTAGCGATTCAATTTCAGCATCCATGCGTTTAATATAACCTTCAAGATAGCCGCATTTAAATGCAAGCCGCGCACGTGGGTCGTAGGGGTATTGCTCGCGTGAAACCTGTTCGGCTTCTTCTATCATGTCATTTGCTCTCATTTGATTTCCATTAAAAAAGTTACGACAAACAACAAGACTGCTACATAAACTAACAACGGCAAATTGGAATGGGGTTTGATGCCCAACAAAATGCCTTGCCAGAATTCATCTTCGGCAGTCATCCGCGCATGAGGCGGCGGCACATACTGTGAACCAATTTTGAGACCAGTCCGCGTTGTGTAGGGTAAGTTAAGGAAAGTCACGGTTGTACTCCCATCTGCTGATTGCGGCTTCTTTGTTTTGGTCTCTGACGTATGCGTTCCAATCACGGCCAGCTTGGGCTTCAATTTCCGTTTGCTCTTTTCCGCTGAGTTCATCCCAAATGTCCTTTCCTGATTCGTCAAAAACGTGAAACTCAAAATTGATACCAGATTCATCTTCATCGACTGGCTCATATTCCACCAGCACGGTGTCGCCATTTTCTAGGTCAAAGTCAAAGCAGTTCATTTTGCCAACTCCTTGATAATTTCCACAATAAAAGGCAAACCAAACAGGCATCCAACAACAATTGCACCCAAGAATTCACTTGCGGCTTTGCATCGTTTGGCAATTTTGGCTTCGTAAGTTAAGCGGTTCATTTTTAATTCCTTTAAAAGTTGCCCCCGAAGGGGCGGTTTAATTAAGCCAACAACATTTCTTCCGCTTGCGACTTCATGCGGTTGCCATTGCCAAACCATGCGTTGTTCATGCGGGTGTCTACGTTGTGACCGCGCTCATGGTCAACGTATTGCGTAACAGCGTTCAGCAAGCCCCATTTTGTGCCGTATACGCCTGTATTTGTTGCGCCCATACCCGCACCATCAAACAGTTCCAAAACGCGCTTAAACCCGCGAGATTCTTTAAACGTGTTGGTTTGTGGGTTGTATGAAGCGGGAAACAATTCATTAGTGAAGTCACGCGCATATTCGCTGGAAACGCCTTGGCGAGCCAGCTTGCGATATTTATCCATCATGCCGTCAAAGCCACTGACAACCAAACCCAAACGGTCACGCATTAACGATTGGTCAAATTCTGCGCCGTGCGTCAATACAACGCGGCTTGGTGCGTGTTCTTGGTCGGCGGCTGATAGCGTGTTGTTGCATACAACGCGAATGCTGGTGAATTGCCCGATGGTTGCGGCAGTGCCATCAAACGAAGTGCTTAACAGCAAATAACCGCGCACAGCATCGTCTTGCAACACAACGGCTTCACGATTGACGTTTGCCAATGCCCAAATGCGTTTGCCGCCTTTGATTGCGCCCGCGACTTCCAATGTAAAGCCCGCAGATTGGACAAGCGTGTTAAAGAATTCCAACACTTCGGCTGGCTGGTGAACTTTGTAGCGGTCAGTGACCACGCCCAAAGGCGCATTTGTGTCGTTGCGATAAATGACGTTTTGATTGGGCATTTGGTCATAGTTTTGACCGTCCCATGTGAACATGATGGGTGACAGCTTTGCTTCCCAATCCAAACCAGCTTCTTTGCGCCATACGTCAATGGGTGCGTCTTGCGTCAACTGTTGACCCAAGCCATGCCAAGGCGTTGCGTTTGCGTAAGCGATTTCTGCCTTGCCTGTGATTGCGTTGTTTTCAATTAAGTGAGCCATTTTCAATTCCTTTAAGTTAAAAATTTGTTAATTTATGCAGTTTGTTTTGCAAACATACGCACAGCGCGCGCTTGATATCCAACATGAGAAAAACTGGAAACGATGTAATGCCACGCTTCATTTTTTGGCATTGTTAAAAGGTCAACAATTATTGGTTGAATTGCATTTTCAATTTCAACAATTGAAGGCATAAAAGGTGCTGATGCTTTATGCGCTGATTGTGTTGCTGTTTCGATGCGTTCTGCAAATGTCATTTTTAATTTCCTTTGATTGTTAAGTTTACACAAGACCCTATTGCTAGGGTTTCGGCGCATCACGCCTCATCAGTTGTGTTATGAAACAACGCTTGCATAAATGCGGTTTTCATTTTTTACAGCTTGAGTAAACATAGCATCCAAGATTGGCAAAGTTTTTTCAAGATTGGAAATGTTTGACAACAAAACTTGTGATGAACCGCGACCTTTTAGTTTGTTGTATTTGTTTTCCAATTCAGCTTTGACACAATCGCGAATGTCAAGAATTTGGATGGGGTTAAGAGTTTGCATTTTTAATCCTTTTCGATTTGGTTGGTTGGCATCGATTTGTTAAGTCGATGTATGAATTATGTCCGAAAACTTAACGAATTTTTACTTCAATAAAAAAAGTTAAGTTTTTTTGCGTAAAAGCAACGAATTTACAGAAAAAATTTAGTTTTTAATACTTTTGTTTTCTAAATTAACAATGGACATTCTGTTAACCCTTTGCTATCATGCTTAACATGAACATACAAACCGCCATCACACACGCAGGCTCAAAAGCCAAACTTGCATCATTGTTGGGCGTAAGCCGTGCGGCTGTTACGCAATACAAAGACGCGTTGCCATACAAGCGCCAAATGCGTTTGTTTGAATTGCATCCTGAGTGGTTTCCAGAACCGCCCCAACCTAAAAAAATTGTCATTGAAGCGGCTATTTTGACACCGCTTTAAAAAAGTGACGCATAATTGAGGCACGGCTAGGGTAGCTCCCGAAAAGACGATTCGTTACCGTCCTGCCGATGTTTCTTTGTAACGTCAACCGATAACGTGAGGTTTATGTGCATTATTACCAATTCCATATTGGCGACTATCGAGCCGCCACCGCCCATTTATCCAATGATGAAGATTTGGCTTATCGCCGACTTTTGGATATGTATTACGACACCGAAGACCCAATCCCAATTGATACCGATTGGGTTGCCAGACGTTTGCGTTTGGATTCCCAAGTGATTGTTTCGGTTTTAAAAGATATGTTTGTGCTGTCCGAATTGGGATGGCATCACGCCCGATGCGATAAAGAAATTTCCGTTTACAAAGGATTTTCTGATGCTGGAAAACGTGGGGCGGCTAAGAGGTGGGGTAAGGCAGGTGATAACCCCCCTATAACCCCCCCAATAGCAACCAATAACCATAAACCATTAACCAATAACCATAAACCAAATAAAATAATACAAACGCCGGACGGCGTGTCATCCGATGTTTGGGATTCATTTGTTGCTCAACGAAAAGCAAGCCGCGCAGTGATTACGGAAAGCGTTGTTAAATCAATTCAACGCGAAGCAAACAAAGCGGGTTGGACGTTGGAACAAGCGTTGGCTGAATGTGCCGCACGTGGTTGGCGTGGCTTTAAAGCTGATTGGGTCATTGAAAAGCAAACAAGCATGACCAAGACAGGGCAAATGAACCAAACAGTTATGGCAGGCTTAACTCGCGGACTTATGGGAGGTGGCAACAATGTCAAATTTATCGAAAATTGAATTTTTGGAAATTGATGATGGTTTGGATTATTTGTTTGCTCGTTTGAGCGCAATTTATGGCGCAGGGTTTGCTCGTCATTGGGATGGGATAGAACCCGATTTGATTCGACAAGAATGGAAACGACAACTTGGCGATTTTTTAACTTATGTCCCAACGATTGATTACGCCATTGATAGGTTAAGCGGCGATTTCCCGCCAAGCGCAATTAAGTTTCGGGAATTTTGCAATGCTGGCCCTGCTGTGCCGCGCAAAGAACTACGCATTGAAAACAAACCTGCACCGGTTGACCCGCAAGTAGTTGCCGAAGCCAAACGCAAGTTGGCGCAAATGCGCGGCGGTCAAGGTGAACAATGGTGGCATAAATGAATCGCCGCATCGCAAATTTAATTTTGGATAAATACAAAGATGGACAACCAACTTCACCAAAATCAATCGAACAAGCCCTTAGATGGACAGGGGACTTACGCCAAAAATTTAGCCCACCTAATTTGGATGGCTGGTTTGAAAGGCGCAAAACAATACGCATGGCAAAGGGCAAAGCAGTTGGACTCTGACCCAAGCGGAATGTATCGCGGCATAGCTGATGACTTAACAAAGGCAATGAATGAAATACGCAAAGATTGATGACAATCAAAAAATGATTGTTAACGCGTTGCGTATTGCTGGCGCAAGCGTTCAATCATTGGCGGCAACAGGCAAAGGTTGTCCCGATTTGCTGGTTGGCTATGGCGGCATAAATTACCTGATGGAAATCAAGGACGGCAACAAAGTGCCAAGCGCACAAAAATTGACCATTGACCAAGAACATTGGCACAGCGTTTGGAAAGGCGCGGTGCATATTGTTAAATCAGAAAACGAAGCATTAAAAATTTTGAAAGGTAATACATGAATGCACCACACCAAGCAGTTGATTTCATTATCAAAAAAGCGCCCGAATTTGCCAAAGCAAAAAGCAAGCGGGTTTATCTTGAAGAATTCCGCAAAAGCAAAAAAGCGTTGTTAATGAAAGACGCGCTCTTAAAAGGCATTGAGGCGGCTAACGCACAAGAACGCGAAGCGTATTCGCACCCAGAATATTTGGTGTTGCTTGAGGGGCTTGCGGCGGCG